CTTCACTGGTGGCTTTCTCCCGTTCTCCGTTACCTTCGTGCTCGCCTTTATCTGTACCTTTTTCTTTGCCATACCCTAATTCGATTAATGTCATTATTGAATAAGAAGCCAAGTCCATTAATGTATCCGCAATAGATTCGTCATTAACTTTTTGATTTTTTTTAGTTGTTAAAGAGATAATGCGATTCATTTTATCGCTCATTCGCGTAATGGAGGATATAATCCCAAGCTTTTTAAATGTTTCTCCAAATGAATCGCCATAATCACTGTTTTTTCTTTCATAAAGAGATGCAAGAGAATTTGCAATTGATTTGAACTGAGCAACTTTATCTATGCTCTTTGTTTCAAAATCTTCTGGGAACTCTATCATCCCAAAAGGCTTAGCATAGCTACTCTCCCATGCAATAGGTTTTGCACTACCTACTACATGAACACAATTACTGTTATTCTCCTCTTTCATTTTCTCCTTCTTTTAAAACTTCTTGTTTAAATCTCTCTGCCGCCAAAATATTCTTTCTAAACTCTTCGTCTTCAATTGGAGTTTCCTCTTGAAGAGGGGCGTCTAATTTGCTTTGGAAGAATTCTATTTGCTTTTTAGTTATATATGTAGCTAAATCAATCCAATATTCGTCATTTGTAAAGCAAATAAGAGGATTTAGTATAATAGAGAAAGTTCCAGATAACATCAAATCATAATTCTCTTTTTCTTGTTCGGTTAAGAGGTCATAATTCCCTTTCAGTTCAATAAGAGACTTCAAATGCCCATAAAGGGAATGCAACCACGGTCTTACATACATTCTAAAACCATTCGCGCTTACTATTATCCCAGATTTTGTTTCGTACAGTTTAAAACTTTCAAAATCAAGTTCTTTTATAGTCTCAGAACAAGGCACATGTATCAATGTAGGCTCAATACATAATTGTTCCTTTATTGATAAGATGTCATTAATTAATTTCTCACTATAATGTGCGTTATCGCAAAGCCCTTTCAGCTTTGCGATCTTAACGCGTAGTTCTTTGTTCAATTCTTCTTTAGTTTTAGTTTCCATCATTTTCAGTTTTAGGTTTGCGTCCTCTTCTTTTGGGTGATTCGTCTAATGTTTCAGTATCAACTTCGGAGGCAGCAGATTTATCTATTACTTTGCTTTCTGTAGGATTTTCAGGATCTTCTACGCCTAACATGTAATCAGCAATAGTTTTTCTTCCGTTGAACCTACCAATTTTCTCTTTAATACAGATATTCAACAAACGTTTTTTCAGCGTATCGTTGTCAAGTCCGATTAGGATATCTCGTTCTACGCGCTCTCTTTGGCTGATAAAGTTAATAATATCCTCTTTGGTTTCAACAGCCGGAGTGTCAGAAGCACTAAGGCTTAAATAGGGATAAATAGCCACTACACTATGTGGAATACCTTTGTTAGGAGATTCTTTCTTTACATTGACTTCCTCCCATGAAAAGAAATCGTGTTCTGCGATAACATAATCCTCACAACCGGATTTACGTTTCAGTTTTACAATTGCCTGTGCCCATACTTTAGAGCCATCATATTCATCGGGAAGTTCCGATATTTTTGCATAAAGCAACATGTCTATCAAAGATTCATCTTCTCTTGTTACCATGATTTTTATATTTTAAATTATGAATTCGATACAAATATAACTTTTTTAAGTCGTATTTACAACTGAGCAGGATAATTAATTGCGACTCAACAATTTATTAACAAAGAACACTTGTCCAGTACCAGTCACTTTTGGAGTTTTATTTATAGTAATATGTCCATCACTGTGAGTTATAGCTGTTTCCTTAATCTCAAACAATTTCATCTCCATGCTTTTTTGAGTTGGCATATTAAAATCAGAACCTTTTCTTTTTATTAGATAACCATTATCTCTTAACCAAGGAAACATCCTGTTCTGCCCCATTTCTACTCCATTTTGCTTGATAATTTTAGCCAAATCTCCAATTAGGATAGAAGTTTTGGAAGTAGTCACCGCTTCGCTGAACAGAACTTTAGGTTTATCAACCTCAATCTTAGCCTCAGCCTCAATTCTTTTCTTTTGTTCCTCTTTCAAATTTTGTAACAGACCAATCATAAAGTCTGGATTAGAGATAGCCTGTTCCAACACATTGTCTGTCATATATGCGCCATGCTTGCGAATCGAAGGTATAACTTCATCTGCTATCTTTGCTTGAAATTTTTCTGCCACTTCATTTTTAGCCTTCATCGCAAGGCGGTAGAATATATTCTCTGGGATATAAGAGTCTTTCGCCCACTTGTGGTCGAAACCAATTTCTTCGAGAAAGCCGAACACTCTTTCCCATCTAACGGATGTGTATTCTTTCCCATTCTTTGCCTCAGTTTTTATAAACCCAAGTCCATAAGCTACATTCTCTAAACGTAGATACGCAATTCCTTTTTCTTCGTAACATTCTACTCCACTAATGTTCATAATTTCATTCATAAATTAATCTCCTTTTTTTATTATTAATACTATTATTATTTGCTCAACAAAGAGTTAAGCGTCTCTCTAAACTTTTTGTAGTCTTTCAATTCTTCATCAGACAATACAATAAAGCACATTCCATCAATGTATGTACATTCTAACTTTTCTCTTTTGATTAATCTCCAAATCCACGGTACGGTAACACCTTTCATGTCAGCGTAATTTTTGACCTTAATAAGATTTTCTAACTTCATGTTATTTATTGTTTATTAGTTTAACAGCACAAATATGGCGTTAATTACCATATACATCCAAATAAAAAGATAATATTTTCAGAAATTAACATTGTTTTAAAAAAAAGCGGCAAGAACTAAGTCTCACCGCCCAAAACAATTATGAACAAAATTAAAACTAAAGATTTCTGTTACCAGATTTTATATCCTGCGCCAATATTATATACGGGCTTGTTTCCAAAAACTCCTATACCACCATTTAAATAAAATCCTCTTGGGAATGTAATACCAACGTTTAA